CCATGATTGTTAGCTTTTTAGAGACACCGCTAAAATACGCCCCTATCCTAGTTTTTTGACTACCAGAAACGGCCATTATATTAATCTCGCGTTATGTGATGCCGTTGGTGCAAGCGGTATAGCCGTAATAGTCGCGTAACCGTTTGAGCCATCATAATCTGTGATGTCAGTAACAACCCCCTTTAAGGTTCCATCCCTAAAAACTAACAATCTACCGTTATACTGATCATCGGTAGAACTTGCAGAGGCCCCATCTACCTGATTCAATACCGCGTTCGTGGTGCTCCCTCCTGATGTAGTAAACGTAACAGGCATACCTGTAGCAGCATTTGCGACAATATATGCTAATTGAGCCGCTGTGGGTGTTCTGGCCTCCATCTCTGCATTGGTAGGTGGATCATAATCAGTAAGCGCTGTGTCAGCTTCGGCATTAACCTCTGCTTTCATTGCTGTGCTCATGCCGCCAAGATCTGTTAGCCCTGCACCGGCTGTACCTATTTGAGTTTGTAGGTCTTGAGTATCTACTTCAATAGCATTAGCTTTGGTTTGTACATTATCAATCAAGGTTTTAAGAGCACCTAATCCATCAGTTGCATTGCTTAGATCTGCTTGGATCCCATCCACAACAGTATCAACAGTTGCTAAATTAGCGGCTGTGGCCAATGATGTTAACGCTCCGGCATCTGGCAATAGGTCTGTTACAGCTTTGATAGCGTCAATAATAAGATCCAGTCTACCCCCATTTACCCAGTCGGTTTGAAGCTCATTAGTATCAGCTACTATTGCAGCTAGTTGTGTGCTGTTAGAGTCCATTTCTGTTCTAATGGCTGCTACTGTTGGCACTGCATTAGCTAATTGAGTATCTAAATCCAAACCCCCAGCATCGGATATAGGTAGTCCACCTGCTGCATCTGCTGCGGCATTAGGTAATGCTGTAAGACCTAATCGTACTGAATCATTTGGATCATATTCAACAATTTGTAGCTCTGTACCTATCACTATCATGCCAGTAACAGCACCACCTATAAGCACTGAATCAGCCCCTGTGAATGCTGCATCTGGAATATCCACTCTATAATAACCATCATCAATATGAAGCATACCACCATCACTATGAGCATCTGTAAGTGCCGATAGGTCTGATTCAGTTAGCTCTACTTTTGCTGCCCCTTCCTTTTGATACCATAACGCCAGTCCACCACTAGCAGAAGTTACCCCCTGCTCTGGTGTACCATCTGTATCATCAATTATTCTGATTCTGACACTAACATTTGTTGAGCCATCTTTTATTTTCTTACTCATCTATAATGCCTCCATAGAATTGGTTCATTAGTAGCATCATAATTAATGCCCCACCCCCAACAAATGGAGTTTTACCGGAGAAATCCCCATATAGGCCTCTTGAAGTAGCACTTAATCCTAAACGTGTGACCATTGATCACCCCCTTAAACTATAACGAACGTATCTGCGTTAGCTGGTGCAGTTGTTAGCGCTGTAAATGTTAATACACCATTAGTATTAGCATAATCTGTGATATCAGTTGCCTCACCCTGACAATTTCCACTTGTCCATACTATCACCCTACCTATTAATTGATCGTCACTGTAACCAGATAGATCAGTACTGGCTTGCGTAGTAGATAGTGTGCCTGTCTGTGCAGTACCATAAATTATACCTAATGCAGACTTGCTTAGATTTACCGCTGCGGTATTGTCGTTATTTATAGCTGACATATTAGAATCCATTCTACCGCCCACTAAAGCGGATGGAACTCTCGATTGTATATCTTGAGTGTCTGTTTCTATATCTGTTTGCTTGTTTCTAATAGCCTCCAAAGAATCTGTAGAGTTATTAAAAGTAGCACCTTTAATATCTGTTAAGTGAGTGTCTAAAGTAGTTCCAGTGTCCTCTAAAATAGAATCAATTATAGTATCTAATCGACCAGCGTCAGACCAATCATTATTTAAATTGTTAGTGTATGTTAGCACTGTCGCAACATCTACGCCTTTTATAGCCCCATCACTATCTAGTGTTGGCGAGCCTATCCTGTTATCTGTTACTGATTTATAAATACCTCTTAACTCTACCGCTCCACTAGCACCGTTAAGGGTAACGTTTCCAAATTGGCCGCTCAAAGTGTAGGTATCTGATCCAGTTATACCGCTCTGTGTTGTGCCTCCGCTCCATCGTCTAAACTCAACAGTTGCCGTTCCCGCTCCGGTACGGTTAAAAGTTGGAGCGCCTGCGCCTGCTACTGTTGAATAGCAATCGACGAAAGTATAATCTCCAGCGCCGCCCAATGATAAAGTAGCACCATAACCACATTGTTGAGCTATCATAGGCGGTACTGTTGCTGTCTGAAATATACAATCTTCGAAAAATGCTTTGTTAGCTGTAGTTGTGCCAACGCCGCTAATATCAGAGAATCTATTAAAAATAGATCCGCCTATATCTTGATTGTTTAAAACCAAAACAGAACCGTTACCATTAATATCATACCCCTCATAAGCTGCGCCTAGCGTTAATGTAGAACCCGCTACAACCTCTATTTTTTTAAGGTTAGTTGAGGCTAATAACGACAAAAGCGCCGCGCTTGTTGAAACTGGATTTCTAGCTGTACCGTCTATATTAACTTCTGTGCCTGTATTGCTCGCGTTAGAATTGAACCACACTGCGCCGTTATCGTAACCTTCTGAGCCTTGAGAGAATGCTACAAATATTTGATCTATAGCCAGAGTAGCAGAGCTTAAGCCGCTGGCTTTGTAAAATCTTACTCTAACTTTACCATCATTAGCCCCACTACCAACCATATCAACAAAAAGATCATAACTAAACACTTGGTTAGTTGTGCTGGACGTACCTTGTAATGTTCCGATCTGTTTCCAACTTGTAGAAACCCAATCATACCCCTGCACTAATAAATCATCATTTAAACCTGTTAGATAACCGGTCACCTGAACGCTTGTTGGAGTGCCGCCGCCGATCATAAATTCATAATATAGATCTATACTGTTCGCTATATCTGTATGGGTATGCCTGACCCCATCTAATGCTTCGGTATCTGTATATAAATTTGCAGATTGCGTGCCAGTAGTCAGTGTGTAACTACTTGAGGGCTTATGAACAGCACTACCAACATTAGCTATACTCGATAGTTGGGATTGTTTAGCTGGCGCTTCATCGTCTGTATATCCTGTACCATCATATGTCGCTTCTAGGTTGTCTGCTGCTGTAGTGTCTCCACTGATAGCTACAGCGTTAGAATCTACTTGGTTAGCAACTGTAAATGTTAAGCTATCAGTTTTAGTTTTAACTCCATCAACGTTAGTATCTATCGTTGCAATGTCTGCACTAACACTTGCACCTGCTGGAGCACCTAACCTTGCGTAGCTGTCGCCTGTTTGCGCTGTATGACCTGTTAGTGTTGTAACTGTATCGCATAGCTGTATATCAGTACCAGATAAATCATTGGCTGTTGTTTTATTCTCGATATTACCCCAATCTATACCTGCTGCACCTGTAGCCGTTACATCTAAGGTGTTACCTATAGTTAATTTTGGTCTATATAGCTCTATTGTGCGCGTAACTGGAGCCATCCCAGCATGCGTTATATGATAAACTATTTCTTCGGAATCGTTACCAGCTCCAATTGTCATATCCTCATCTAACAATAACTCGTAGACTCCTGGCATGTTAGTAGCGTCAGTCTCGTTAATGGTAGGAGTAGTCATTGCTGCGGCAGCCGCACCGTTTCTTGATCTATATACTGTAAAACTACTTAATCCCGTCTCTCTCGATGCATAATCTGTTGCGTCTACTGCTACAAAATAAATATATTGATCTGTGACGCCGCTTGGAATTCTCATTCTAACATCCCCCCTAATCTGGACGCTCTAATAACTGAATGCTGATAATCTAAACCGTGTAGTGCTGGTGGTATCTCTGTCACTGCTGGTGGTGCGCCTGCTGTAGGTACTAAATATTCTCGCCTTACACTATCAAGATTAAATAATAGTTGAGGGTTTACGGTTGCCTTTTCAATTTCAACTGCCGCCAGCTCTCTATTAAATAAAAATATATACGGGCCTATAGCGGCCCTAGCCGGACTATTAAAAGATCCGCTCGCATAATTACCACCTATTACCACTCTATTAATTGCACTCGACCAAGTTTTAAATTGTGTGGTACTGCTATCTAGCTGACTGCCTTGATCGGTGTATCCTGTCATCTGATTATTAGATTTTGCAGTCATCGAAAAATGAGTGAGTATCTGATCAGTATCTAAATTAGTGAACGATGATGAACCCGTGCCTAATTTTGACATACCTGTATAGAGTGCTGTACCGTCCTCGTTATCTTGCGTCCAGCCTCTAACACCACCCCAGTTAGTCAGGCCAAACAATGTTGCATTGGCTCCGCCTGCATCGGGGTTACGCATAAATGTTATTATTGAAAACTCCGGTCTATCTGGGATTTGCAATAACGGATAATTCCAATAAACATGCTCGTCACTGGATGTGCAAATCATTTCATAGCCGCCGAACGGCGTAGGCGTGTAGCTTGGCGAGTTAACCAAGCCGCTTGGATATTCTTTATTAACAAGCTCGATCCATCCCGCCGCTGTGCATTTAAAAATAAAAACGCAATTACGCCGGTAATGGGGAGATAAATCTGTTAACCCTTTTATGTCAGGGATTTTTCTCATTAACATTAGGCGCTGTCCGCTTTGTGAATTCTGTACTCGACGGTGTTAGTATCTGACGCTATCGCTTGCCCTGTTTGATTGCCTATGACAATAGCAAAATCTTCGCCGATATCTTTAAAAATAGTTCTGTATTTAAATGTCCTTGCTGTTGTGTCGGATGCATCGCACGGCAAAATATCAATTAATTGCATATGTTTAACGTTATTATCATTAGTGTTTGTAAAAGTGCTTTCCGTTCCACTCGCCCCGCCCGCGAAATCAGTCCCGCCGTCGGTTGAACCGGCGTAAAACACTTCTAAATAGCCGCCCGTGTCGCCGACGTTAGTATCTGTTTTGATTGTTATAAACAGCTCAATCCAAAATCCCTTAATTGTACCGTTATCTATTTTTGCACTCTGCCAATATGCGCCATCGCCCTTTGAATGAAGGTTGGTAACATCTAAAGAATTATTAGTACCAAAATTTTGCGTTATTGTCGCCATAATTAACTAACCCTCGCGTCCGTTACTTGTCCAACTTTAACATCACGGTTAAATAATTCCTGTGCTCTCGATATTGGCTCTACTCGCGCCGCTTGTAACGCTGCAATAGTATCTGATCCTGCGCCGAAAATATCGATCATGACAGTGGCGGAAAAGCCAAACGGGTTAATGGCCTCTCGGTTCGTCAGAGCGATCACTCGATCCTTTTGAGCATCTGCTAGTGCGTTGTATTCAGTAGCGTTGATTGCGTCTGCAACCTCATTGCCGGTTAAAAATGGCACGTTAAAAGACCTATATTTAGTATTTAGATCGTCCGTTATTTGCTGATCTGTCATTGCAGAATAGCCGCGCGACAACGGGTCGCTGTCTATCTCGTTTTTAAGATCCTGTATAAAAGCCATCATATACCCCTTATAATTGCCCTTTTTTAACAAGCCGTTTAATCCTAGCCTGCATCCGTTTTTTAAAAATAGTCAACGCTTCGTTAGGTGCATCACCATCAAAAGCAGAGCCTAACATTCTCCGCCCCCGTTTCACCTGTCCTCTATTATAGCCTTTTTTTGTTTTTCTTTGCGCCGTTCCAAACTCGATCAGGTGGAAGTGGGGCGCTTTTTTAAATATAACCTGCACCGAAACTCCGGTAACTCTATTAGTACCTGATGCCGACCGCCTGAAACCCTTTTTTAATTCTAGTTTACCTTTCCTCAACATTCTATGCTTTTTACGTTTTATAGCACTACTAAAGCTATCAGAAAAAGATGCATTTCTCCTAGCTCTATCATATGTCGGTTTACTAGCTGACATTAAAGCACTATTTAAATTTTTTACTGCTGTTTCTGCCGTTAGCCTTTTAAGCTGTCGCTCTATCTCTTGCAATCCATCTACTTTAAAATTAACGTCCATCAGCGTAAACCGTGCAAAAGATTCTTATTTCACTATCCTGATTCTCAACGTTAACAGGTTCGCCGATCAACCTCAATCTACGCCCTTTATATTCTAGCTCATGCTTTGCAGTGATCCCACTCGTATCTGAATCAAAACGCATAGACACTACAAAATCAATCTCTGCAAGGTATTGATCGTTAACATATGCTTCACGGCCTCTTGTCGGTCGCACCTCTGCAAAGCGCCTGAACGCCTCTGCATAGCTATCTAAAACAGTGCCGTGAACATCAACTGACTGACTCAACGCCTTAACAATAACTTTATCTTTTAGCTTACTAGGATTCATAAAACCCCCGCATAACATGTGGGCTCAATAGATAATTCAAAAATGGCCTATCAAGCTGATCACCTCTGCCATCAAACAAAAACCAGCACATAGCGTGCATGGCATCCTTTGCCGACTGAGGAACATTTGCAATTACATCACCGCATGTAAATGTTATCTGCACTGCGTCTGGTCGCGGATAGACCGATGGATAAGTATAGCCGTATGCAAGGGTAATACGGCCAACCGCGCCTACGCCATCCGCGTCATAGTAGTCACTGCTAAGTGTTTGCAAAGCGTTTGCAGTATCATAGTACTGTATGCTATCAACGCTAGAAAATTTAGGATATGGCAGCACAATCTCAGAGTCAAAGCCCCCAAGATCAAGCCGCCACTGCTGAGAGATAAAGCGCTGCCCCGTTTCATTTTCCGCAAGCTCTACCGCCGAACTCATAAAAGCAGTTAATAGGGTGTCGTTGTCGGTATCCTCCACCCTGCAAAACTCTTTTACATCATCCAACACTATTGGCAAACTAGCAGGAGCACTCAATCGGGTAAGCGTCATCTCTCAATCTCCCGTTATACTACTTCATCCACGCTTGCAAGATCTGTTTCAGGGGAATATCTTGAATCATGACCTAAAATAAGCCCTGCACTATCACTTGCCGCTGTCGCAGTGGTAATACTTAGTCGCACGTGGGTGAAAGAGTTAGCTACATCTAACTCATCATCACGACAATTGATAATAACCTGCTTGTCGTCATCGCTTCCGGCTGCTGTTAATTGTGTGATTGATTTACCGCTAATATCCTTAGCACCTGTGCCCGACCCATCAGTGGCTTGCTCTAACTTTGCATCAACCGTGGATGTGGCCTGCATCTCTCCAACTAGCACTAAGGCTTGAATATAACCGAAGTCAGCAAGAGATACCCAGTCACTAGTCACTGTTCCAGCACCGTAAGCATCAGGATCTATAGTTGCCATCAATACCGCTCTATTGCTTGGCAAAATGTTTGCATTTGACATAATTTTTTCCTCTTAAAATAACAAATCAATTAAAGGGGCTTTTACACCCCACACCAAGCATTACGCTGATCTAGTTGCTAGGGTCACATAATGTGATCTAGTGCTTGAGCCGTTTTTCGGTGATACCGCCGCGTTAAGATATGGCAAACCGCCCATTCTAAACGTCCACTTGTAAGCTTGGACATCATAATCAAAGTACAAGTGTATAGAGCTGTTAAACTTAACGCCGCCTTGCTTTTTAGCCATGTAGTAACCCATGGGATTGATAAGCATAATGTCGTTGTTAGTTCCAAGTGTCGCACAATTGTCACTAAACATAACAGGACGCCCTAACAGAGTACCGCCTACGGCATTACCAATAAAGCCATTAGGGGCCACCCATATAGGCTGATCTCCCAAGGTCATAGTTAGCAACTCGCCCATGGTATCCTGATTCGCCAACCACACTGCTTGAGATGGATTTAAAACACGGCTATACATTTTAGCAACGTTTTTGGCAACTATAGTGGCTGCTGCCTGTGTTGCCTCCTTGGCTACTGTAACCTTAGAGCCGGAGTTATCAAACCCTAGCGGCTGTCCTGCACCCGTACCAAATAAAATGGCCTCGTTCGCTTTCCAATTGATAGCACGTGCAGCCCCTTTAAAGAGTCTGTTATTTAAACGTGGCGCATCTTCTATAAGCTCTTCAGTGGCCGTGACAAAAGCATGGAGTTTATGAAGCTTAACCTCTCGCCCTTCAGTCTCTAATCTGCTGGGGGTGAATTGGTTGGCCTCTGCGCCCCAATATGATTGTACGCCAGTGGAACCCCAAGGGGTGGAGTCATCAGCGATAAATTGTACGCTATTAGATGAGGTAGGCTCACTCTCAACCATTGAAAGCAGGTCAGCGTCATCAAAAACAAGCTCCATGATCTTGTCTTTAAATTCAGTCGGCACCATATAGCCATCAGAGCTGCCGCCCTCTTGATGGTAGTTTGATGGAGCACCTAACACGCGCAATCTCTCATCCATTCCACCACCAACGTGGGGATTGGAAGATCGAACCGCTAAAGCGAAGGAAGCTAAATCTTCAAAACCTGCTTTAGGGTCTGCCTGCTTGTTGTCGATCACCTCGATAACAGAGGCTTTAGGCTGACCCGCTGGCACTTGTCGGCCTGCTGGTGCGCTATCCTCAATCTCTATTTTACTGAAGCGCTCAAGTCGGTCAATGTTGCCCTGCACCTGCTTTGCTTCAGTTTCCAACTCGTCAAACTTAGCTGATGCCTCTGAATCAAGGCCGCCATCAATAAGCGCTTGCATCTCACCTTTAATTTCGGCCAGTCTAGCGCGTAACTGTTTCAAATTCATAGTCACAATCTCCAAAATAAAATTAAAAAATTTACTGCCGTTTTTTGCTTGTGATCGAACTAAGC